ATAAGTATGGGCGATTAGGCAGTAGGCGTGGTTGGCTTAATGTTACTACAGATAATGACACTATGTCAGATACAGCTTATTTAAAGACCTTATTGGAATTTAAAGATGCTACAGGGACTATTACATACCTCTCTGCAGGAGATGGTAAATTGTTTAAAGGGCAAGATGTTTTTACAGCTCTCCCTGTAAGAAATGGAGCTAATACAGGTGATGTGGCTCTTGTAGCAAGTGCAGATAACTGGCAAAGTGCTGTACTAAATTATGGCTTAGGCGTAAACGCAGAGGCTCAAGCTTTCTTTGGTCAACGGGGTAATCCCCTATTAGTTTATAATGACCCTGGTACAGGGTATATCTGGCAACAAGTTGGTGATGTAGGTACAGTTCCTACTGGTCTTGCTACAGGTAGTTTTGACCCTAATGTAGTTCTCTCTGCTTTTGGTAGAGTATGGACTGCTGATTTATCTAATAATAAACAAACAATATTTTATTCCCGTCTTTTAGAAGGTTGGGACTTTGCTGGAGCAGGTTCTGGTATACTAGACATATCTAGTGTTGTTGGAGCTAATGATGAAATAGTAGGCTTGGCTAACCACAATGGATTTTTAATAATCTTTTGTAAGAATAACATTCTTGTATATAGTGGTGTCTCTGACCCTACTTCTATGGCTCTAGCAGACTCTATTATTGGAGTTGGCTGCATTGCAAGGGACAGCATCCAAAACACAGGCACAGACCTCCTATTCCTGTCTCAGAGTGGTGTACGGAGTCTATCTCGTACGGTACAAGAGAAGTCCATGCCTATGCGTGAAATTTCTATGAATATTAGAGATGATGTTGTTATTAGTATTAGTAATAATACTATGGCTAATGTTAAGAGTGCTTACTATGAGAGAGATGCTTTTTACCTACTATCGTTCCCAGCAACCAACACTGTATACTGCTTTGATACGCGCGCACCACTTCCAAATGGTTCTTTTAGAGTTACCACTTGGTCAGATATGTCTTTCACTGCGTATTGCTCTACTGAATCTCGTGATTTATTACTAGGTGCAGTGGGAGGTATTGCTAAGTATACTGGGTACACTGATAACACAGAGTCTTACTTGATGTCGTTTTTTACGTCTAACACTGACGCAAATGCCCCTTCATCCCTTAAGTTTTTAAAGAAGGCTAGTTTCACTACTATTGGCAACAACACACAAAACTATGTTGTAAAGTATGGGTTTGACTATACTACTTTATTTACTTCTAGGGTTTATGCGAGTTCCTCCTCAGAAGTACCTTCTGAATATAGTATTGCTGAGTATGGCATAGGTGAGTATACAGGTGGTTTGCAAATCTCAGAAGTTAGAGTTAATCTAGGAGGAAGTGGCAGTGTAATTAAATTTGGTGTAACTACTGAAGTTAATGGTGCGCCAGTCTCTATACAAAAAGCAGAAATATTTTACAAATTAGGTAAAACCTACTAAGGAAAATTATGAGTAATTATATAAAATCAGTTGACTTTGCCGCAAAGGATGACCTTATTACAGGAGACCCTGGTAAGATTATTAAAGGCACTGAGATTAACACTGAGTATAACAATATTGCTACTGCGGTAACAACTAAAGCAGAAAACAATTCTCCTGCTTTTACAGGGAATCCTACTGCCACTACGCAAACTGCAGGAAATAATACTACTCGGTTAGCAACAACTGCGTTTGTTCAGACTGTTGCAGCAGCTTTAGGCACTATGTCTACTCAAGACTCAACTACCGTTGCTATTACAGGAGGCACTATTACAGGGATTACTGATTTAACTGTAGCAGATGGTGGTACAGGGGCTTCTACCCACACTGCAAACAGTGTACTTATTGGGGAAGGTACTTCTGCTATCTCATCTGTTGCCCCTAGCACCTCTGGAAATGTATTAACATCTAATGGCACAAACTGGGCAAGTGCCACCCCAGACCCTTCTATTGGTGTTGGTCAAACTTGGCAGGATGTCACCAGTACAAGGGATGCTGAAACAACTTATACTAATTCTACGGGCAGTCCTATACAAGTTGCAATTGCAGTATACAGAGTTGCTTCTGCAGGGACTACTTATATGGTTATAGGAGGGCTTAATGTAGGTAGGTGGAGTTGTACTGGTACAAATGATGTTGGTACTACCCAAACTCAAACTTACATAATCCCTAATGGTGTCACATATCGTCTTTCTGGAGGAAGTGTCACTTCTTGGTTTGAATTGCGCTAATGAATACAATAACTATTGTGCCTATTGAGTTTATCCATCAAGCATGGGGGAAAGCAGGTAAGTGGATTGAAGCTGCTATGGACCATGCCAAAGGGGAGTGTACAGCAGACCAACTTAAGGTTAGTCTAATAAATGGCTCTCATCAACTTATGCTATTCTTGAAAGATGAGAAGCCTGTCGGGGCTGTGGAATACTATTTTACAAATTACCCTAACGATAGGGTATTTTATATTAATGCGATAGGTGGTACTACTTCTAAAGAGCATACAGAGCAAATGTTTGCTTATGCTAAACAGAATGGTGCTACGGCAGTTCGGGGAAGTGCTAGAGAGAGTGTTGCTAGGCTTTGGAGACAGAAATACGGGTTTGAAAGTATATACATTACGGTGGAGAAAAGACTATGAGATATAACAACATGTTTGACATGTTGCCTGAGCGGGCATTTAAAAAGAAACCATTTGGGAAAGGACCAGCTACCCTAGAAGGTGGTGGAGGTAAAGGAGACAAGCCTGACCAAATCCCAATTACCCCATCTACTGCTAGGTCTGGTTTTGGAACTGCTAGTGCAAACCCACTTACAGGGCAGTATAGCTATGACCTAGACCCACGATTAGCTGCTATCCGTGATACATTCTATGGGGCGGCAGACCAGTTTCTCCCTACAGAAGCACAATCAATCTTCTCTCGTGGTATGATAGATGATGCTACTAATACTTATGGAGCTGGTACTAACTTTCTAAACCAAGCTATAGGGGTAGACCCGCAGAAAGTAGGTCAGCAATACTACAATGACATTCAAGCCTTGCAAGCTCCTAACAGAGAGTTTGAGAATAGTCAGTTAGCAGACAGCTTGTTTAAAACAGGACGTAGTGGTGCGGGTAGTTCTTTTGCCGCTAGTGGGTATATTAACCCAGAGCAGTTTAGTTTGTTGTCAGCACGGTCTCAAGCAGATAAGCAATTGGCTATTGATTCACAAAACTATGGTAGACAGCAACAACGAGGTGACATTGGCTTAGGTACAGGCTTACAAAGCTCTGGCATAGGTTCTTATAATACAGGGCAAGCTCTTAGAAGCCAGCCCTATTCTCAGTATGGAAATATATTGAATCAAGGCTTTGGTATTGAAAAGCTAGGGCAAATTCCAATGAATACAGCTATGCAGGGGCTTAATGCTCAGCTCGCACAACAACAAATGCAACAGCAATATGAGAATAATACAGTTGACAGTGGTAAAGGTGGCTTATTAGGTACAGTAGGTCAAGTAGCTGATATAGGTCTGAAATTAAAATCAGGTGGGATGCTCCCTAGCATGTCTGGTAAAGGCGGAGCTTCTCCTTATGGGTCTACCTCTACGGCAGTAGGTGGAGGTGGTTTAGGTATGTTTAGCGCACCAGGGTGGAAATAATATGGCAAATTTATTAGAAGGACTGTTTGGGCTACGTCCCAATCTTGAAAGTCAACAAGAGCAAATGCAAACAGAACGTGGCATGGGTTTTGGAGAGTTGCTAGGTAGGGCAGGAGTAAATCCATACGCCCCTAAAGCAGTTCAAGATGCCTATCTAGGTAGGCAAGCGGCTCAAGGTGCTTTAGTAGGTCGGCTAGGTAATACTGTAGCGGGTTTGTTTGGTATGGAAACACCTGAATTACAAAGAGCAAAGGGTATGGAGAGTATTTTACAGCAAACACAGGCTGATACAGACCTTAACAACCCTGCTGAATTCTACCCTCTACTAGCAAAAAGAATGGCTGAGGCTGGATTTACCCAAGAGGCTATCCAAATAGGTCAAGTGGGTGCTAAGGCTATCCAAGACTTTAATTTATCCTCTTCTACTATAAGTAAAAACAACGCACAGGCACTTGCGGCTGGGCGGGGTTCTAACTCTTCAATAGAACAGCAAATAGTTCTCTATTCTAATAAAGCGGCAAATGAGGGGCTTACTGAAAAAGAAGCTCAACAATATAACGCTCTAGTAGAAATGAAAAATACTAACTCAGGTAAAAGGTTCTCGACCATACCTAAAGGAGGGGCAGTCTTTGATGCTGTCACTGGAACTTATAGTATGCCTCCAACTGTTGCTGGAGAATCCACTGTAGAACTTGAAAAGGGAGAAGTCTGGAATCCTGCTACAGAGAAAGTAGAGTCGGTTAAAGGAAGTAAGATTTACGTGGCACAGAAAAAAGCCTTTACTGATACCTATAAAGATGCTAAGGCTACTATCTCAAATGCAACTGATGCTTTAACTAAGTTAGCTAACTTAAACGAAGACCAAACTGGATTTGAATACAATTTTGGAGGGGTAAATGCTGCTATTAGTAAATACATTCCAGGTAAGGGATTACCTTATTTAACAAAATTAGATGGCTTTAAAAGTAATATGCGCCAAATTGGTTTATCTTTTATGAGACAAGGTGGTTCAATTGGTCAAATTACTGAACGAGAGTGGCCTATGATTGAGAAAGCTTTAGCTACATTAAGCTCGAATCTAAATGAAGATGATGCCAAATTTCAAATGGACTTAATTAAAACTAGATTTGAAAATGTTATTAGGGACACACAATCTGCCTATAAAACAGAATTTGCTGATACACAGTTCTATAAGCCCCTTGATGAATATGAGTCTCCTATAGATGATGATAAGGTAGTTGTGTTACAGCCATCAACCATGTCTGATAAAGATTGGGCAGAATATCAAGCATATCTAAAATCTCAAGGAGGTAGCTAATGCCTTTGTCCCCTGAAGAATGGTACGCTCAAAAGTATGGAAACTCTTTAGAAGGTGGGAATGATTTTTCTAAAATACTCACCATAGAATCTAATGGAAAGCACACAGATGCACAAGGAAACCTCACTACCTCTCCTATGGGTGCTAAGGGCATCTCTCAAATAATGCCTGCAACAGGTAAAGACCCTGGTTATGGCATAACACCCCTTCAAGATGAATCTGAGGAAGAGTACACTAGAGTTGGTAATGAGTATTATAACGCAATGTTGCAAGAATTTGATGGTGATAAAGAAAAAGCGGCTGCTGCCTATAACACAGGTCCAGGTAACCTAAAAAAGGCCTTAAAAAGGGCAGAAGAGTCTGGCGGAGATTGGAAACAGTTTGTTGCTGATGAAACTAAACAATATGTTACAAAATTCAATGCGCTAACAACTAAAATAAACAATCCTCCTAAAAAGGATGTGAATAATAAAATACAATCACCAGAAGAGTGGCTTAGTGCTAGATACCCTAGTGAACTTAAAAATGGGCAAGAGGTTACTTTAGACTTTGAGAATGACCAGATAGGTGAAGTTACTTCTCTTCCTGAGCAAGAGCCGTCATTTAATGTTGAAGAAGCACAAGATGCCTTTGGAATCAACCCTGTAACACAGGCGAGTGCTACTGGTGTCGCTAAAGGTTTGTTTGAAGACCCAATTAATGCGGTTATGCAATTCTCTGGTCCAGAAGAAAGAGCAAGGATTACTAGATTAGATGAGGCATATCAAATTCAACGGGAAAAAGCAGGGGTTACTGGATTTGACTTTCCTAGACTGGCTGGAAATATCCTTTCTCCAATGACATTAGGAGGGGCAAGTGCAGGGGCTGTGTTAGGTGGTAAAGCCTTTTCTGCCTCGTCCAAACTTAAAACTATGTTTAATCCTAAAGTGATTCAAGGGGCTGGAGCTGCAGTAGGTGGAGGTGCTTTTCTACCTGTGCAGTCTGATACTGAAGAAACAGACCAATTTATTTTAGATAAAATTGCTCAAACAGGTCTTTCAGCCGCACTTGGGGGAGGTTTTGCAAAAGTAATTGGTGGTTTAACTCCCACTCTAAAAGAAGGAGCTGCTGAACAAATTGCCAGAGGGGTAAAAGTAGCCCCTGGACATGCGTATGAAGGAGTCCCTGGATGGGTGTATAGACAAATTGATAATGTATTAACATTAGGAGAATCACTGTCTAATCCTGTTAGGTTGTCATTTGTGAAATCCTCTGCGGATGAAGTTCTTTCTGGAATTAATGGAAAAGTTCCCGCAGGTTTGATAGATGGACAAGCAATGGTAAAATATACACAGGGAGTTATTGGTAAATATTATGATGATGCCCTTGCTGACATTAATTTAGTCAATCTGGATAATGCTTATATTAATGGTGTAAAAGCTACAATGGCTAGAGCTAAGGGGGAGTTAAATAAAGAAGAGTTTAAACAATTTCAAAGGTTTGTTGAAGGTAATTTAAAATCTAAAGTAAAAGGCATGGGAGATTCTTTAGAAGTAGATGGACAACAGCTTAAACAATTAGATAGGTTTTTTAAGGATATGTCCAGAAAATTCAAAAATGCAACTGATTACAGGGGAATGTCTTTACATAATTTATACAATGATTTATTATTAAATAATAGTGCTTTTATTTCAAGAGTAGACCCTTCAGGTAGAGTGAAAGCTGCTGATGCTGCTTTTGCAAAGCTAGTTAGAATTTCTAAGTCTTCTGAGTCTGCTTCAGGACGTTCAGGTAACTTTAGCCCACTACAATTAATGAAGGAATCCACTCGCCAAGCAAACTCAACTATTCAAGGCGGGGCAGGAAATGCCCCTATGCAATCATTTTCTAAGAAAGCCATGAATGTTATTGGGGGTGAGGAAGATAAAGTTGCCCTTACTTATAGGTCACTAGCGGTAGGTAGTCGTATCGTCTCAGGAAGTGCCTTAATGTGGGCAAGTCCTGTTATTGCAGTTCCTATAATGGTAGCTGGCGGGTTATCTTACGCAGCAGCAAAAGCTCTGCTTAAAACTCCTGGTAAGGCTAGACTTTTTATGGAGAAATCTTTACAGAAAGTTAGTCCCCGTATCATAAATTCAATTGTTACAAGGGCGTTAGAAGAAGAAGAAGCGGGTAAAAAGAAATAGAAAAGGGGGCAATTAAGCCCCCTTCTTTTACTCCTCTAAACTTCCCTTCTCTATAACTACCCTAAGTATTACAAAGTTAAGTGACAAGTACCAACCATCTCCTTCATACCCTAAATCTTCGTAGGTGATAAACTCACCTCCAATTAATGCTCCTGAAATAAACTGTGTGCCTATAAAAAACATAGTATCTCCTTTAAATTTCGCAAGAACCACCTGAACAAGCTAAA